GCCATAAACACGCGAGATTTTATTGCTTTAGTTCCCGCTAGAAAAATTTCCAAATTCTTTTCGGAATTTTGTTGTCACTTTGGCACGGTTCCCTGCTTTATGTCCTGTAGGAGGATCTACACATGCTGCGCGTTTCTGCCGACGTTCAATCGTTTCATCGTGCTCTGCTGGTCGCTGCTCGGGAATCTGGCCAGCCTGGTGCTGTTCTTCGCTTGCGGATGCTTCGGCTGTTTCCCGCGAAGCTTCAGGAGCTGCACGACCAGTGCTGCGAAGAAGTGATCGAGGCTTATGCTGACAACCCAGGCAGCCTGCCCGCTGGCTCGGTCTCGTACAGCACCGATTCCGATGGCAACGACGTTTACGGAATCAATTGGGAGGGGCTGACCAACTTCCTGAAAGAGATTTTGCCTATCATCCTGCCGATCATCCTCAAGCTGCTTGTGGGGGTCTGATCCATGCGGGGTCTGGCTCTCGTTTGCTGGTGTCTTTTCTCGTCCGTTGCCCTCGGCCAGTACGGCCAGCTCACCTTGACCGTCACGCCCAAGACGGTATTGGCCGTTGAGTCATCCGCACCCGTACACCTCCACGGGGATCTGATCCTGGCCGAGGGTGACGCGACAGTCACACGCAAGCCCGCTGCACTGATCGCACTCGTCACCGACTGCAAATTCTGGGACGTCACAGCCAGGCGAACCTGGAGCGAATCTGGCGAGCTGGTGGAGATCGCTAGAACTGATGGCACACAGGAGCTGATCCTGACTGGGGAGCCTGGCGAGTATCTGGTTGAGGCGATCGCTTTCGATGCAGAGCGAGGGATTGCCCGCGCGTCGGCTGTTGTCAGGCTTGGCGAGGTAACACCCGACCCCGAACCAGTACCACCTGGACCACCAGCACCTGACAGCCTGCCGGTTGACTTCGATCGATTGGCATCCCGGGTAAACGGCTGGGCTGCTGGTGTACCGCGTCGCAAAGAGTACGCAGCCATCTATCGATCATACGCTGAGCGAATCGCCAATGACCCAACGCTGACAGTTGCCGGTGCTGGCAACCTGATGTCGGTCGATCTTCAGGCACTCACTCGAATGCTTCCCGAATCTGATCGTCCCAAAGTTCGATCGCTTTTTGAGTCCATCAACCAGGATCTTCAGGGACGCTGGCCGCTCAGTAAGGGCGTGCTTGCGGTGTACTGGTCCTGCGTTGCCTCGGGACTGGAGGCGGGTCAATGAGTGGACTAGAGCACGCAATCGGCCCAATGGGTTGGGGTGATGGCACGCTGACCGAAGCGGAGATGATCCGCATCGAGAACGAAACCTACGAACGCGCCGCCGCCGATATGCCTGTGGCGTATCGTAGCCGGCCAACCAACAACGACATCCTTCCAGGGATCCGTCGTCGATGGGTCGAAGCGATGGCCCGCAAGGGCATGGCTGACAACTCGATGTGCCTCAACACGCTGGAAGAGATCACCGTAGGTCGAAAGTATAACTGGCTACCGCAGGACATTGGCTCATGCGTTGCGAGCAACACCTTCCGCGTCTGGGTCCAGCGAGCGATTGCACAAATCGCAGCCCGTGGAGACGCGGAGGAGTATCTTGGCCGAGCGGAGTTTGGCGCAGATTCGATCGCCCCTTACGCGCCGCAAAGCTACGGCATGGCTCGAAAGCGTGCCAACATGCGGGGAAGCGACGGCCTCTACTGCGAGCCAATGGCGGAATCGCTTATGAAGGATGGGGTGCTCGATTGCGGCACCCCGAAGCTATTGGAGATCCTGAAATCACAGAATGCTGACGGCGAGCGGATGTTACCTGAGCCGATCGGCAAGCCATCGCTTTATCGTGCGTTCGGCAATTGGCAATACATTGAAGAGCTTCGCCAGTTCTGTGACCACCGCTTGCTAGCCTCCGTTAAGATCGAATCTGTCGATCAACACCTGGAAGCCAGCAAGCAGATGAAAACCGCTTTCATGTGCTCCATGATCGCGATTCGCAAGACAGGCGATCACCCAGATGGGTTCCCAATTCATGGCCGCGATCCGAATAACCGATGGGCCCACAACATGGGTTGGAGTGGTCACTTCTACGATCGCTCTGGGAAACTCTATTTCATTCTCAACAACACCAGTTGGGGTGGCAAGGCGATGTACAACATCCCAGCCGAGGAGCTTGAGCGATGGTACAAGGCTAAGCTTCCAACTGTCATGACCCTCGAAGAGATTGACCTACCTGATTCACCTCCTTTGATCGTGATTGAATGAGCAGCAAAAGCATGGCAAGCGAAATCGCTTTATACGTTGGTCCCGTTGTGGCTGCGATGGCTGGGGCTGTTGCTGCACTCTGGAAGCAGCAGGAGACTAGGAACGCGAAGCAGATCGAGGACATGCGGAAGGATCTGGAGAAATGCGCTCAGCAGTCTGACGAATGCTACGAGGACCGGCTGAGGCTAAATCAGTCGGTCGCCAGGTTGGAAGAAAGAGTCAACCAGCTGCATCCTAAAGCGGAGTCATGATGGACTACTCAAAACTTGTGGCAGAACTCCGCGACCCTGCTTACGAAGCACTTACCGACGCGCAGGCAGCGGCAGCCATCAACGCAAAGCTGGTCATTGTTCGAGCACCTGTTGAGACCTGGCAAGTCAAGCAGTTCTTGATTGAGCAATCAATCTGGCCTGGCTTGAAGCTAACCCAGGAGGACCGCGAAGTACCGGCTGCGATCCGTGGGCTGTGCATCAGCGTGGTCGATTGGGTTGACGACGCCGCTGGCAAGGTCCGAACGGTAGACCTCGATTTACCTAGTGTCGTCCAGATGGTTGCTGGCTTGGTTTCCGCTGGTTTAGCTACCGAGCAGCAAGCGTCAGCGATGCGATCCTTGGGCGATCAGTTGCTATCGTGGCCAGTCGCCAACGGTCAGCCGCAGGTGGGTGCTGGACACGTTAGAAGCGCACGGGAGATGATGTAGCATGGCACTGCCGGACTCGTTCAAATTAGAGCAGGGAACCGCGATTGTTTGGGGCCAGCCATCCGCTTCGGGTGTGACGGCCAACCTGTCGCTGAACGCGCTTGCTGATGGTGCAGCGCGCATGGGTGCCAGCGTTGATCTTGGTGCTAATTGGGACCGCGACTACGCGCTTTATATCGTCGCGGAAACCGGAACCGCACCGACCGCTGGAAATGCGCACGACATCTATTTCGCGCACTCTCGCAACAACACCGACTGGCCTGGAGGCGTGACCGGATCTGACGCCGCTTACACGCTGGGTACAAGTGACGCCAACCTCCGGCAGATTGGCCCGCCTGCCGGTTCGCTGATCCTCACGAACTCAGCCAATACGGTACTGCGCCAAAACGCTTTTCTATTTCGGCCAATCAGTCGGTACATCGCTCCGATCTGGGACAACAACTCCGGCCAAGCACTTCGCAACGAAACGACCGCGACCGACAACGAATCGCGGGTCATCTTGGTGCCGCTGATCGACGAGGTGATCGACTAATGCGTCACCCACGGACTGCGGCAGAGTCTCAGTTTCCGCGACTGTACCCAGACTTGGGCTGGTGGTGTCCCTCGATCCAGCCGCTTGGTGGATCGCGCCTGCACGATCTGAGTCGCAGTCAAAACTTTGCCACGCTTACGAGTATGGACCCGGCGACCGACTGGGTGGTTAGTGATGGTCAAGGTGCCTTGGATTTCGACGGGTCAAATGATTACGCGCTGACAACCGGACTCGCCTGCAATGGGTCAGCAGGTGATTTCACGGTTTCGGCCTGGGTGAAAACTACATCGACGACAAGAGGAACAATCTGCGGCGTAGTGGAAACTGGCACTGCCGGTATCCTTCACCTGGCAGTAAATACGATCAACACAACCACCGACACATCTGGAGCAATTTACTTTCAGGTTCGGCAAGCCGGTCACATTCAAGCATACGCTACAAGCACCGGAGTAAATGATGGACGATGGCACAATATCGTTGCTGTTCGTTCGATGGGTCTGGTGTCGGTTTATCTTGACGGAAGATCATTGTCTCTGACTTTTGCCACAAACGTGCCTGGCACAGAGCTTATCGTTTTTGCGCGTCAGCTTGCAATTGGATCAAGAAACCTGCGCGGTGTTTTTGATATTCCGCTGTCAGGCCAGCTTGATGACATCAGGCTTTTCAGCCGCGCATCGCTGATCGACGACGCAGCGACACTCTACCGTCTCGGTCGTGGCAATCTACCGCTGGCGAGGCGCAGGAGATACACCGAGCAGGCTGCACCAGCATTTCGCTCAGCATGGGCAGCAAGAAACCCAGTAATGATTGGTGGAGGGCTTCGGTAATGTACGCACGCAACAACGCAACTCCGCGACCGATCTTGCTTGGTAGGGTTGTAAAGATCAGCGACGGAACGCTAGAGACATCCAGCGTGTCTATTGAAGTCTCAAAGGACGGTGGATCCTGGTCCGCTGGTGCAGGAACCACGGCAGTAAATCGTGGTGAGTGGTCCTATGTTCCGACTCAGGGAGAAACGGATTGCGAGACGCTGCGAGTCGTCGCATACAAGACTGACTACTATTCCGCGTCTGCCCAGGTAGTATTCAGCGCCTCCGCGACCTTCGGCTACGCTGGGACCGATCAGAGCAAGATCGCCAATCCATCATCAACCCAGAACCTCAGCGGGACAACGATCAAGGCTGTGACCGATGGCGTCACTGTGACGACAAACAATGACAAAACCGGCTACTCATTGACTCAGGCTTTCCCATCAAACTTTTCAGCATTGGCGATCACCGCTGGCGGTGCGGTGACAGTCGGCACGAACAACGACAAGACAGGCTACGCACTGACGCAGGCGTTTCCGTCGAACTTTGCCGCGCTTGGAATCAATAGCTCAGGCCACATCTCCCGTGTTACGCTGGTCGATACTACGACCACCAACACCGACATGCGAGGAACTGACAACGCGGCACTGGCCAGCAATTGGACCGCGACCAGGGCGGGATACCTTGATTCCGTTTTGATCGCAGCGAACAGCAATCGCACAGTGCAAGTGACTGGATCGCATCATGTAGCCGCAGATATTCACGAACTACAGCCCGCAGTTATTGACAACACTCACTTTGCCGCAGGTGCGATCGACTCCAATGCACTCGCAGCATCGGCAGCAACCGAGATTGCAACCGCTGTAGGTGCGCTAACGCAGTTGGTCGATCTGACAACGATGATTGTCAACGACGGCACGGCCAATGCTCGCTTCTCTACATCAGCTCTCCAGAATGCTCCAACTGGTGGCGGTGGAGGTGGAACCGGAACGGGAGCCCGTACCGTGGTTGTCACCGTGACGCTCTCAGCGTCGCCAGTTGAAGGTGCCAGCGTGCGTCTAACCAAGGCTGCCGAAACCTACGTTGGATCGACAAACGCTTCTGGCCAAGTCACGTTCAACGTTGACGATGGAACCTGGACCGTTGCTATCACCTCGCCAGGTGCCACCTTTGCCGGCGCGTCCCTGGTAGTCGATGACGATGAGACCGTCAGCTACAGCCTGACCGCGATCAGCATCACGCCAAGCCCAGCAACCCAGATCACCGGCTACTACACTTGCTACAGCCACTTGGGAGTGGTCGAGGCTGGTGTATCGATCACCATGCAATTGGTCGGGCTTGCTCAGGGTTCGGTAGGCTTGGCACTTGATAACCGCCTGCGAACCGTGACAAGCGACGCAAACGGTGTCGCACAGTTCACCAACCTCTTTCCAGGTTGCCGTTACAAAGTCTATCGCGGAGCCGCTGAGAACAAGGCTTGGTACGTGAACCTTCCCGATACCGTGACGGGCGACCCAGTGGAACTGGGATCAATCTATGGCGACGATGAATAGCGACCGCAAGGATAAGCTTGCCGAGCAGTACCGCGTCCACCGTGAGAAGATGGCGGAGCGGATGCGTCAGCAGGCTAAGGCCGCTGCGGACATTGGCGAGATTCCGCCCATTGGCGATCCAGTCCGCAGACAGGAGGCAATGGATAGCCTCCGCGCATACTGCGAGATTTACCGACCATCAGCCTTTCACCTCGGCTGGTCCGATGACCACTTGCGAGTCCTTGAGCGGATTGAAACCACAGTCAAGGCTGGTGGCCTCTTCGCGATGGCGATGCCACGGGGTTCCGGCAAAACCACAATTGCGATCACTGCCGCTACATGGGCTCTGCTTTGCGGTTTCCGCCGCTGGGTATGCTTGGTTGGTGCCACTGAGCCCAAAGCCCAGAAGCTTCTGAACGGTATCAAATCGGAGCTGCGGTTTAACCCGCTGCTGCTGGCCGACTTCCCCGAAGTCTGCTATCCGATCGTCTTACTAGATGGCAAGCCAGCCCGGGCGAATTCGCAGACGTACCGCGGGAAGAATACCGCGATTCGATGGCTGGCCGATAACATCATGCTGCCGACGATCGAGGGTAGCCAGGCATCAGGCTCACTGGTGTCCGTCTGCGGTATCACTGGGGATATTCGAGGACAGCAGGAGACGACACCAGATGGCGAGGTCATCCGCCCTGATTACGTGATCCTGGATGACCCACAGACGCGGGAATCGGCTAAGAGCGGAACCCAGAACGATGACCGGCTAGCCATCGTCAACGGCGACATTTTGGGACTCGCTGGTCCTGGTGTGAAGATCGCTGGTGTGATGCCATGCACCGTTATTCAGCGTGGCGACATGGCAGACCAATCGCTTGACCGCCAGGTCTCTCCTGAGTGGCACGGCGAGAGAACGCAGTTGCTCTATGGCATGCCCGAAAAGATGGATCTCTGGCAACGATACCAGGAGATTCGGGAAGCTTGCTTCCGCAACGGCACCGATACCACCGAGGCCACAGAATTCTATCGTGACAACCAGGCGGAGATGGATAAGGGAGCCCGCGCCGCTTGGGATGATCGATTCAACGAGGATGAGCTATCCGCAATCCAAAACGCAATGAACCTCTACTTCCGCGATGAGGGGGCATTCTTTGCGGAGTATCAAAATCAGCCGATGGAGCTTCGCGCTGATGATACGATGCTGAGCGAAACCGCCTTAGCTAAGCGGATGGGCCACACGCCCAAGGCTATCGCACCAGCGAACACCACCAAACTTGTCGCGATGGTTGACGTACAGCAGGAGATCCTTTTCTACGCTGTGACAGCCTGGCGTCACGATATGACCGGCACGGTAATTGAGTACGGCGCCTGGCCGAATCAGCGGACTACGAACTTCCGCATGACTGGCGTGAGAAACAATTTCACCAAGCAGTTCCCTGGCGAATCGCTCGAATCGAAGATTGCCAAAGCACTGACGGCAATTGAGAAGGATCTATTCAGCCGTGTCTGGAAGACTGAAGACGGGCTGGAGCTCGCAATCAATCGGATGCTGATCGATGCCAACTGGGGACTCAGCCGAAACATCGTCTACCAGCATTGCCAGCGATCAACCCACAAAGGGTCGATCTACCCTAGCCACGGCAAGGGGATCGGTGCATCGAATGAACCATTAAACGCGAACCACACCCGCAGGCTTGGGAGGGCTGTTGGTCAGCATTGGCGGGTGGACAGGGCAAAGGACAGCCCAATCCGTCACGTTCTATTTGATGCCAACTGGTGGAAATCGTTCCTCCATTCCAGGCTGTCTACCGAACCAGGTACACCTGGCAGCCTGACGCTGTACCAGGCAAGCGGGATCGAGCATGAAACCATAGCTAAGCACCTACGCGCAGAATTCCCGGTGCGAACTGAGGGACGCGGTAGGACGGTTGATGAATGGAAGATCAAAGCAGACAGGCCTGACAACCACTGGTTAGATTGCTTGGTCGGGTGCTGTGTAGCTGCCTCGGTGGAGGGTTGCAGATTGCCCAGCGACGCGGGACCGAAGCGACGCAGATCAGCCGCACAGATGCCACAGGTGACCACAGGCGAGCAGCCACCAGCCACCCAGCAGCCACAGCAGGAAGCACCAAGGAAGCGACATCGCGGGAGCGTTGACTACCTATGAACCAGCCAAAGAAGAAGCCGCCCACCGTTTCCTACGAGGTTCCATGCTGCCCGCACTGTGGAAAGTGTGGCGGGTTGCTCAAGCAGCAAGGGGCACACTACCACGCCACCTACCCTGAACTGAATCAGGAGATCCGACGATTCCGGGTGAGCTGCAAATTCTGTAACCAGCCATCTATTCTGCGAGAAGTTGGGCCAATCTCTCCAAAATAGTCAGAATCTGTGAGGTAACTCGGGCGAAAATCGCCTGTTTTCTGCTTTTATGTTTGCATGAGCAATGCAGACTTTTCTGAGCGTAATCGCAAACTGGAATTCGCCAAGTCGATGGTGGATTCTCTAGAGACCCAGATCGCCTCCGGTGCTGGGATCGTCAGCGTCTCCGTTGACGGAACGAGCGTCGATTTTGACCGCTCGCAGGCGATGCAAGAGCTTCAGTATTGGCGGAAGGAAGTCACCCGCTATAGCCGCACCAGATCGCGGATGAGCAACTTTAATCTGGGGAACGCTCATGATTAAAGAAGCACGCAGCGCCGCGACCAATTGGCTTTCACGCTTCGGGCGGTACATTGCAGCCGAACCGAACCAGCAGCGTCGCGATCCAGGAACGCGGATCCAATCTAGCGATGCCTTGCTAGATTCTCAAAAGCGACGCAGGGTTATCGAGGGTGCTCGGGAGCTAAACCGAAATTTCAGTGTTGCGGCTTGGGCAATCCGCAAGCACCTGGACTACGTTTCTACGTTTACTTTCCAGGCTAACACTGACGACCCAGTTTTTAATGAACGCCTTGAGGCGTTAATGAACTGGTATAACCGCCCGATCAATTGCGACATCGCAGGCCGTCACTCGCTGCGACGTATGGTCCGCCTCGCTGAGATGCGTAGGGTGTTGGATGGTGATGTCTTTCTAGTTAAGCTTCGTGATGGACGTCTACAGGCAATCGAAGGCGATCGAGTCCGCTCACCAGATAACCGCGTCGATCCGATGTACAACTGGGTCCACGGTATCAAAGTTGGTGCTGGCGGATCGATGAATCGTGTTGCGGTGTGGTCACGTTCGCTGGATGGCCAGTACACCTTCGAGCGGGACATCAGCGCGGGCAACGTTATTCAGCTTGCCTACTTCGATTCGTTCGACCAGGTGCGTGGAGTAAGCCCACTGACATCCGCGATCGCGTCATTCCAGGATTCGCTGGAGGTGACCGACTACGCACGGGCCAAAGCTAAGATAACCCAACTCTTCGCCCTCGCCATCACCCGCGAAATGGCTGATGACGATGCCGAGCTGTATGGCGATGAATACAAAGTCGATCTAGGTCGTGGTCCCGTCAAGCTTGAACTAGACCCAGGCGACAAAGCTGAGTTCCTAGAGTCACGCCATCCATCAACAGAGTTCCAGGCGTTCCTGACGCTTAGCCTACAAGCCGCACTTAAGAGCTTGGATATTCCCTGGTCGTTCTACGATGAAGCGTACACCAACTTCTTTGGTTCCCGCGCTGCTCTTATCCAGTATCAGCAGGCTTGCAAGGCAAAGCGAGTAGATTTGAAAGAGATGCTTGACCGCATCACCGTTTGGAAGATCCAGCAATGGATGGCTGCGGGAATCCTTTCGATGCCTGCGGGCGTACAGCAGATCGACCAAATCTACTGGGACTGGATCCCAGACGGCGTGCCCTATTGGAATCCTGAGCAGGAAATCACAGGCGATCTGATGGCCGTCGAAGGAAAGCTGCGCACTCGATCAGAGATCCGCCGTGAGAAGTACGGCGACGATTGGCGGGATGTTGTCCGCAAGCTTGCCGAGGAGCGGGACTACCTAACGCAGTACGGCTTTGACGAATCGACCGAAGGGCTGGTTACTGTCCCCGCGATGGCTGAGCCAGGCGTTCCGGAAGAGACCACCGAAACAGAAGGAGAAGACAATGGGCAGCAGCCGTCTAACGATGTTTCGTAGCCAGGCTACCAAAGCACCGGCAAGCGGTGTTGATGGCCGAACGATCAAGCGGGCCAAGGTGATCGAGGCAGGGAGTCTAAACGACTCTCGGCCAATCGTCGTTGATGCTGTCACGCTCCAGCAGGTCGCTGACATCGGCAACGGTGCAACCCGTGGAATCAAAGCACGCTGGACGCACCCGCACATGTCGAGCGATGGCCTCGGGACCACCGTTGCAAGGGCACGGAATTTCCGCGTCGAGGGAAACGCTGTTTACGCTGATTTCACCATGCTTTCGGCAAGTGATAACAGTCCAAAGGGCCAGCAGGGTGCGTACCTCCTGGAGCTTGCCCAAGAGGATTCCGAGACGTTTGGATTGTCGATCGTGGCTGACTTCTCGGATGAGATGCTAGCCGCTTTGGAATCCCTCAAGCCCGGCGAAAAAGCACCATTGCGGATCAAGGGGCTGAGGGCTGTTGACTTTGTTGATGAGCCGGCCGCAACCCGTGGTGGGCTCTTTGATCTATACGACAAGCGAGACTTGGCGCCGGTTGTTAGCTCGCTGATTGAGACTCACTTTTCGGGTGTTCCGAAAAAGGAAGTAGTTGAAAGACTACTTGGTTTTCTGTCGCTTCACTACGGAGAAGAAGTTATGGCTGATGCAGCGGTGGACGCTGTCGAGACTCAGCAGCAGGAACAGTCCGCACCTGTGGCACCTGCACCCGCTGCGATGAGCCTTGAGGCTGCGCAACCTTACATGGTTGCGTTTGGTGATCGAGGAGCCAAGTGGTTCCTTGAAGGAAAGACGATGCAGGAATGCCTGTCGATCGTCAATGGCGAGATTGGCGAGGCTAACGCGAAGCTTCAGTCCCAGGTGGATGAGCTAACCGCGAAGCTTGCAGCGATCGAGGGAAAGCTTGGCGAGGAGCAGCCACTGAGTGCCGCTCCTGCTGGCAAGGAGTTGACCGCAGCTCAGATCGAAGCAGCAGAGCGAAAGGCGAAGCTTGCAAAGGCTGGTGCTGATGAGAAGGCGATTCGATGGGCTGGGGCGTTCGCTCCTCGCTCGAACTGATTTTAACCAACGCAACCAAAACGGAGATTTGAAACATGCCTGATAGTTACCTGACGACCAGCGACGTAGCACACTTCAACAAAACCGACATGGACATCCTTGTTAGCGATGTCCTTGACGATGCACCATTCCTGAGCGTGCTCGCAGCACGCACCGTGCTTGGGAATACGTTCAAGTACAGCAAGATCACCGCCAACCCGTCGGTTGGTTTCCGCGATGTCAACGATGGCGTTGAGAACACCAAGGGCACCTATACCAGCGTGACGCTGGACCTCAAGGTGCTGGATGCTTCGTTCGCCGTTGACATCGCAGCCGCTACCGCCGATGAGCGGGGGCTGGAACACATGATGGGAATCGAGGCACTCGCCCACATGCGCCAGGCGATGGCCGAGGTGGAGCAGCAGATTTTCTACGGCACCGGCAACGATGCCAAGGGGTTTGTTGGCTTTGCCGGCCAGTCGAACCTGAATCAGCTTGCAGACGCCCAGGTGGTCGGTGCTGGTGGAACGACTGCTTCTACTGGTTCCTCGGTTTACCTGGTTCGCACCGGCGACGCTGACTGCCAAGTCCTCTGGGGACAGCAGGGTGTTATCTCGATCGGTGAACGCCAGATCGTTGAGCGTGCCGGATCCGCTACTGGTCGCTTCCCGGCGTTCTACCACCCGATTATCGGTTGGTGTGGTCTGAAGGTTGGATCGATCTACAGCGTTGTCCGCATCGCCAACCTGACTGCCGACTCCGGCAAGGGTCTGACCGACAGCCTGATCGCTCAGGCTTTGGAAAAGTTCCCTGCCAGCCGTGGTCCCAACTACATCGTCATGAACCGACGATCGCACCGTCAGTTGCAGTCCAGCCGGACAGCGACCAACCCGACTGGAGCACCTGCACCATTCCCCTCGGAATCGTTCGGTGTGCCCATCGTGGTTACGGATCAGATCGGCAGCACCGAAACCCTGTTGACCTGATCCTAGCGACCTGAGGTAGCACAATGCCAACAGCCCTGGAATCAGCAGTCATCGCCGCACATCAGGCCGCACGCTCTATTCATGGAGTGTCGATCACCTACACCCGCGGTGCTTCGTCTGTGACGGTTTCCAGGGCTGTCCCTGGCCGGTCGGTTCATGATGTAACGCAGGATGGATCGGTGATCGAGCAGATCAAAAGCCGAGACTACATCTTGCTGGCAAGTGAACTCAAGATCGGTGGCGTTGTGATTACTCCTCAGCGAGGCGACCAGATCACCGAAGGGGCCAAGATTTACAAGGTTCTTTCGGTCGGTGGTGAGGCCGCTTGGCGGTATCAGGATCAAACGATGCAAACTTTGAGGATCCACACAAAGGAAACCTAATGCCGATGCCAGTGGATCTAGTTGACGCTGTTGTCTCGCTCATCCAGGGCGGGACGTACAGCCAGACTGTGACGACCGCTAAGAAGCTAGTACCGATTTATGATCGGGATGTGCTTACTGGCTGGGATGTCACGGTACACAGTGCCGAGCAATCCCGCGAACTGCTGAGCCGTAGCAATCTTTGGACGAAGATTTACACCGTTGGTGTAGTCCTTCGCACTGATTGCAGCGGGACTGAGGCAGCGCAGGAAACGAAGACGGGACAATTTTTGACGCTCTGCCAGGAACTAATGGATCGCCTTGGATCCAATAACCTGGCTGGGTTATACGTTCATGAGATCGAGCAATTGGAGCCATTCGACCCTAACCGGGTGGCCGAAGATGGCGTCCTACAGACAACCATTTCCATCCGCTATAAGGGGACTATTTAATGGCACACGTACTGAGCCAAAACGCGAAGCTTTACCGCAACACCGGCACTTATGCCGTTCCTGTTTGGGACTTGATTGGCAACGTCAAGGACTTGACCTTGAGCCTTGAGAAGGACGAAACCGACGTGACGACTCGGGCCAGCGGTGGCTGGAAGGAATTCGTTGACGGCATGAAAGATGCTACCGTTGAATTCGGGATGCTCTGGGATACCGGCGACGCAGACTTCGACGCCTTCCAAGGTGCCTTTATCAATAACACTTCCGTTGAAGTTCTTGTCCTTGATGGCCTGGCCGCAACGGCTGGGAGCGAGGGGCTGCGGGCTACTATGATGGTCAAATCATTCACCAGAAACGAAAACCTCGGTGAGGCGTTGATGGTGGACGTGTCCTTGCGACCCGTCAAGAACGCCAACTCTGCCCCTGTTTGGTATACTGCAACGTAGTTTTTGCAGTCATCCTAACGAGGTTTCAACATGCGAGCGTTTAAGGATTCCACCGGCCATCAGTGGCAGATCAAGCTGACGGTCGGTAACTTGCTGGCGATCAAGCAGAATCTAAAGATCGATCTACTGGACTCCCCTGAGCAGATGCCAACTGACATCCCGACATTGATGGATGTGCTGTGGTTTATCTGCATGGATCAGGCCCAAGCATTGGGCATTGATTGCAGGACGTTTGGCGATCGGCTTGATGGCGATGCTTTGGCCGCTGGGATCGATGCTTTCATGGAGGAGTGGTCTGGTTTTTTTTCGCGCCTGGCACCCGCAAAAAAGGAACTGCTGGCCGGTCTGTGGTCAAGCAGCAAGCGGGGCCAGGAGGTACAAGCGGAGCGGATCAAACAAGCGTTTGGCAAGCTCTCTATCGACTGGCTGGAATCGTCGGAATCGACCCATCAGGATTGACAGCCTGGCAGTTAATGGAGATGGCGAGGGGAGCACGCCCAGAGCTTTTTGTTGACGCCAACAAAAAGGATGGCAAGGAGCGGTGGCCGATCAACTCGCAGACTATTTCGATGCTGAAACTGATGCTTCCAAAGGATAAACGCGATGCTCAAGCTGAAAGCAAAAACGCGGGGCTTTCAGCGGATCATCCAGCAAGCCAACCGCAGAATCTCAGCAATCCAAGATATCGACCGCCGAGCCCTTGAAAGGTTTGGTGCGATCATTCGGCAGGATGCCAGGAAGCTTATCGGGAATCCAGTCAAACCACAGAAGCAGATTAGAACTGAGGTGATCGACGGTAAGCCTGTTGCAGTCTACCAGAAGGGACGCAAGCCACGGCCACCAGGCAAACCACCGATGGCGAGATATGGCGATCGTGACTTCGGGATCCGCAAAATTGTTTACGAGGTGAATCTCGGCAAGCGTGATGTAAAGATCGGCTTTGCTGGATGGAGCCGAAAGCTAGGATCGAAATGGGGTGCTGAGCTTCATGAGTTTGGCGGGACGTTTACGGCTAAGGTGCGTTACATCCCAGCATTGATAACACTTCAAAATATCAAGCGACGCAAGGGTAAAACGACGATTGCTCATCAGGATCTAGCGTTGATTAGTAGCAAGACTGGTAGACCGATGAACTTTAGGATGCCGAAGCGCCCAACAATGGCACCGGCACTGGCAAGACATCGAAACAAGATGACAAAGATCTGGGTTGACTACTACAAGGCGAGGTTCGGCTAATGGCACAGTTTGCAGGCCGCGCATATGTTGAGATGGGTGTTGAAGGCCAGGCCGCTTTCCGCCGTGCCTTTGCGTCGATGGAAGCACAAATCCGGAAGTTCTCAGCCCAGGTGCAAATGGTCGGGCGGGTCGGGTTCGGTGCGATGGGATCCGCTCTTGGTGGTATTGGCAGAATGCTGCGCAGTTTGACAGTTCAGGCCACCGCCCTCGGTGCCGCTGTCGGTGTTTCGTTCACAGTTAAAAACGCAATCGATCAGGCGTCTACGCTTGAGGAAACACTGAATAAGTTCCGTGTTATCTTTGGCGACAGCTCCGATCAGATGCAAGCGTGGGGTGACCAGTTCGCAAAGCAGATGGGGCGCGGCAGATCCGAGGTGCTCCAGTTCATGGCTGACAGCCAAGCGTTGATTGTGCCGCTTGGTTTGGATCCTGCCGTTTCTCAGCAAATGAGCAAGGATCTCACTCGATTAGCATATGACATGGGATCTTTCCATAAGGTTACAGATATTGAGGCATTTAATGCGCTGCAGTCTGCCTTGCGGGGAGAGGCTGATGCAATAGAGAGGTTTGGTGCAAGGGTAAACGAGGCGGCTGTTAGTGCTGAACTACTAAAGCAGGGGCTAAACCCAAAAACAGCCACCGAAGCCCAAAAGACAATGGCCAGGTATAACCTCATTCTGGTTGGAACGGAAAAGGCGCAAGGAGACTTAGCCCGCTCCTCTGGCTCCTATGCCAATCAGCAAAAAGCGTTGGTTGCGGGATGGACTGATGTTGCAACCGCGATCGGTACAGCGTTCCTGCCGTATGCAACCCTAGCCGTTAACTGGTTGAAGGAATTGTTCAATAGTTTCGGCCTATCCGCCACCGCCGCTGACAACTCAAGCCGAGTCTTTGGAATGGTTGGCGAGACGATGGCATACGTCACTGGCCCGCTAGACGCTGCAATCCGTGGCTTCCATGCACTCAAAGCCGCTATGAATTTCATCGTAGGCATGGGTGCATCGATCATCAATGTGTTTTGGGATCTCTTCAGGGTCCTTGCTAACAATCCTCTGACCCGTGGAATGTTCGGGGAGGATGCAGTCCAAAGCCTCGATAAGGAGGCTGCCAGGATTCAGGCAAGAATGGTCCAGGTGATGGAGACTAGCAAACAAGCGATGTTTGAATCGTTTGAAAAAGCAGTCGCACCAGAGGACCTCGGCAAAAATGCCATCGAGAATTTCCAGCGAACGATGGCCGACATGCGAGCTACCTACGAAGCAGAAGCCGCGAAGAAGGCTTCCGAATTGCAAGCCAGCGAGAACGCCAAGAAACTGGAAGCGTTGACCATCCAGAAGACAGCGGAGCAGGCCCAGGAAGTAGCAGACGACCTGCGTGATGCGATTAGCGATGAGTCATTGCAAGGGCTGGCAACTGGTGTAGATGCTGCTAGACAGGGACGCGACGAAGTTACAGCAGCAGCGCAGGAGACTACCCAGCAAGCCGTACAACTCGCTCAGCCGCAAGCACTGGAGGCGACAAGTACAGCAGCATTCGAGAAGTTCCGAGAGAACGCCATGAACCAGCAATTGGTTCTTGAGCGACAGCAAGCAGCCTTCTTGCAGAAGATCGCTAAAGCACTCACCAACCCAGCCGCCGCCTTTGTGGAGTTCGCACTATGAGTGCCGTTATCGGCAAGCGTGTCGGGATCAACAGCCAAGAGACGTTCGACCTCGATAAGCTGCGGGTAAACCTCCAGCATTCGGTAGTCTTTGTTGTCCGTATGACTGATGGCGTGGGTCTCGCTGGTAGTCCCGATGAGGATGCAAGGGAGAACGAAGTTGTCCTAGTCCCCGGGATCCCTGCCATCGGTGCCGCGTCGGACATTGCAGCCGGCGCGTACTGCATCTCCCGCACATGCACGGAGATTGGTCCGGCTACCTGGGAGGTGGAATGTGTCTTTGACAACCAGACCATCAAGGCCAACGAATCTAACCAGGAACCTTGGGACATCACGCCCAGGTGGTCATGGTCCGCTGAGACGATCGAGGTTCCGCTACTCTTCGATGCTCAGGATCCTACCAGGCCATTCTACAACTCGGCTGGCGAGTCACTGCCACCACTGACCACACCTGAAACAATCCAGGTGCTGACGATCAGTAGAGCGGAACTGTACTTTGACTACACCCAGATTCCCAACTACATGAACCGCGTCAACTCGCAAGCGTTCTGGGGTGCCGCTGCTAACACGGTGCTTTGTGCTTCGATCAGTGCGACCCAGGAGCGGAAAGAGCAGGTAGCTTATTGGAATGTGGAGTACCAATTCAAGTTCTGGTCAAACAACGGCGAAGGCTGGAAGATCAAACTACTGGACGAAGGAACCTACTACTGGTCGGGCGGATCCAAGGGGACGGGTGCAAAAGTTCCGTTCGGTGACGATGCTTTCCAGCAAACTACCGGCAACCTTAACGGCTCGGGCGGGAAGAATACTAGCCTGACAACTCCTGTGTTTATCTCGCCTAGCTTCAATCGCTACAAATCAGCCAACTTTAACGACCTATCGCTTGGTCCCTGGAGTTGGGCATGACGCGACAATACGCAGTCCTAAGCCCTGAGCTAGCCAAGGCGGTCCAAAAGATGGTCCGCGAACAGGTGGCAGGCTACAGCACTCCAGGTAGTCGCAACGTGCCAGCAAATACTGGTGCTACCTGGCTGATGCAGGCGGAGGAGGACATCGCCGCTGGTGATTATGGGGCAGCGGTTCCAGTGGTCGCCAATGGCGATGCTAGGGTTGCGACTCGGGACAAATCAACCGACGTCATCTCCGCGCACACGCCCAACAGTACCAGTGTGATAACCGAAGTATTCAACCTTAGCGATCGGCTCATTAAGGATAACGATTTCTTCCTAGCAACACGCACGCAAGACGGAACGCTGATCGTAGTTGACGTTTACGCTAGGCCAGGTGTCGCGATGATTGCTAAGGTAAATTCTGGCGGGATTACGGCACGAAGTGGCACAACTGTCGGCTCTGGTACAGTGACAGCCTACAAACTTTCTGGCACGAGTTTGACAAGCACAAGCACGACTCATACCGTCTACAATATCTCCGCTGCTTCGATTGCTGCGGATAAGTGGGTACAATGCAAGCGTGAATGGTATTCTGGTTATTGGTTTGTTGACTTTGAGGACTGCTAAACATGGCAACAAAAATCGAGCGGGCTAATGTGGTGATCGCGAACGGAGCAACGACCAGTGCCGCTGTGTCGGTGCCACTGGATAAAATTCCTCTGGCAGTGGTCACGCCAGCCGCGTTGACTGGAACTTCAATGAAGTTCGAGGTTAGCGACGATGGCGGAACCACCTACAAGCCGGTCTACAAGGAAGGTACTGAGTACAGCGTGACGGTGGGAACTAGTCGCCACGTTGCACTGGATGCAGCCGCGTTCCGTGGTGTGATTGGTGGACCATCGACGACGCCAACTAATCTCAAGTTGGTGAGCGGATCAAGTGAAGGTGCTGCGCGTACTCTCCAGGTAGTTTTTGGAATCGACAATGGCTAACAAGCATGGGGCTGGGTGTACATGCTGTGCTGGTGGTGATTGTGGTCCATGCACTGAGACGATCACCACGATCGCCGCGTCGGTTGGTAGCGATACCTATTCGTGGACAATCAACCAGGCGATCAACGCGATCCCTGGTTGCTCGCTGGTGTTGCGATACTGCTCCACGCCCGTGGAATATGAGATTGTTGACTACTCCGCTGCCGTCGCATGGGACGGAACCCAGGGAGACTGCTGGAAAGCGTTCTACAATTCGTGGCTTCCTGGTGGTTCAAACGTAGACTGCTGCAATCCGCAAGGAGGAGGCGGGCCAGGATTTCAGGGCACTGGCTACGGCGAGGCGTTCGGTGGTCCCGGTGGTGGTCCTGTTCCTGCTGGTTCCTGCGTTCCGTGTTCCACCTGGTACAACGCGAAAGACTATGAAGAAGATCCATTCTACCCAAACATTTATACGCAGTGGGGAGGATGTAAACCGACTGAGTATTACGTCTTTACGTTCAAGGTAGAGGACCTTGAACTGTTCTACAAAGTCACAACCTGGCAAGAGGTGTCACTGCTCTTGACGTTTGCGCCGAGCGGTACGCAGCAAGAGATCTTCGCGGTGTTTGGCCGAACCGTCTACGCGAAAACAGAACGCACAATACGCTACAAAATATCTGCGCACTACAATGACAACTGCCCACGCAACAGTGATTGCACAATCATTTCCCCAACTTGCGATGAAGGCGGGTTAGGTGGGCTGATGGGCTTTTTCTATTGCCTATTTGGTCAGCAGCAGATTACCTCTTATCAGTATCCTGCAGGGACACCAGGTCCTCTCTATAGCTTCCGCTTTATTGATTGCGCTGTAGACGCTCCAAACTGGGTGCAGATGACAACAAGCACGTTTTGTTTCGACTCAAGTCAGACATATGCAGCAGAGTGCAACTCAATTGCACCATGCGGAAGTGGTGAAAGAGATGCTGATGAGCAATGGTGGACTGATCGCCCAAACGACCCGACTTGTGCCGCGATCAATTCTGAAACCTATTTCAACAATCAAGTGATGGGATTCCCTCCGCCGCTGAATAATATGATCGTTCAGTTCTTAAACTACGCTACACCGTTTACAAACTCGCTTTCAAACAATGGAGCGTATGACGAAATCTGTGATAGCTTCGACATGGATCCTGTAGCTGGTGGCATTTATGGCACTTGCCAGGAACCTTGCCGAGGATTCGGGATCGCAAACGATCAATTTCAGGGGACGCTGACGGTTGACTGTGACGATGTCTGTGGCAATCACACGATTAACCGCGCATTCGGTGCCACCAAAAATAGCATCACAATGACATGGACAACATGCCCGGTGAGCCAGTGCAACGAGTCTGAAGCAGATCCGGTATCCTGCCGGTCGTGGCTAAGTGACTGCTGCCAGGGAACCGACCCAGCAGATACCACATTGCCAGTCAATTTCACATCAGCGACCACAGCAACAATCACAATCAACTGCCAACCATGATCGAATCCGCCTGCCCTCGCTGTGGTGCTATCCATAAAGCACCGAACCCGGTAACGCACTTCGGTTGCTGCCTGGTGGACTCCACGCCCATCGTGGATCGATCGCTCCTCCAGGTGATCCGCCACGAAGCACGCCCAGCACGAAACCGACTCGACCGCCCAGGAGATGCAGTCTACTACCTCATCAAAAAGCACTTCGGGATTGATCCGCCCAAGGGTTGTGGATGCAGGCGGGTGCAGTCCAACATGAATGCCAAAGGGTGGGAGAAATGCCTAGCCGAGATTGATAGCTTGGCCGATGAACTAAGGGGCAATGCGGAGAAGTTCGATTGGAGCGTCACCGTTTTTGCCGCACTTCGGGCTACAATGACTGGTGCGTTGCGATGGCTCAACCCGTTTGACCCGTGGCAATCAATAATCAAAGAAGCTTGCCGACTCACGAAAGAGGCGATCGATGGGCAAGAAGAAAACAGCGAACAGCCGAGGCCGGGAGGCGTTCAATAACGGCGATCCATTTGATAGCAACCCTCACAAGATGGGCGAGCTTGATCGCCTCTATTGGTTTCAGGGCTGGCTAGATGAATGGGGCGAGAATCGTATTCAGGCGATCCGATCTAAACTCAATTTGAGGAACGACCATGCAAAAGTGGACGCTAAAACAGATCGGGCCTAACGTCTTTGAGATATGCTTCTGGGACCTAGGGCAGGATACAGCTTGGATGTTGCTTCGCTCTGACGTTCATCATGACAACCCCAAATGCGATCAGGATCTAGAGCGGAAGCACTTAAATGAGGCACTAGAATCTAATTGCCCAGTGCTGGACAACGGAGACTTGTATTGCGCGATGCAAGGCAAGTACGATCGACGCAGCTCGAAGGAATCAATCAGGCCAGAACACCAAACGAATAACTACCTCGATTCGCTGGTCTCTACTGCGGTTGAATTCTACGAGCCCTACAAATCGATCCTTGCTATCTGTGGTCGCGGGAACCATGAAACGGCGATCCAGAAGAATCATGAAACGGATCTAACCGATAGGCTGACTGCTGGCCTGCGATCGGTTGGAGGCGTCACGCTTTCCTCTGGCTACAGTGGTTGGGTTCGGCTATCAGTCAAATCATCTGCCAACCCAGATCGATACGTCGCGTCCGCCTGGCTCCACCATTACCACGGATCGGGAGGTGGTGGACCAGTAACGAAAGGGGTGATCCAGACTAACCGGATTGCGAACTACACGCCAGACGCTAACGTGGTGCTTACTGGTCACACGCATGATGATTGGATCTTTTCGATCCCTCGCCAGCGCATCAGCCAAAACGGGAAGGTGTACCGTGATGAGCAATTGCACGTTCGGTGCCCTGGCTACAAGGACGCCTGGGGTGATGGCTCGGGCGGGTGGGAGGTAGAGCGAGGCATGGGACCGAAGAATATCGGATCGGCTTGGCTAGGGATAACGGTCAGCCGTGGCAAGAGTGGCGTGGATCGACTCAATCTTGAAGCGGTGAGGGCTAAATAGTGGGCGAGTATGTTCTACATCACGGCGACTGCCTGGAAGTATTGCGAACGCTTGCGGATAGCAGCGTAGACGCTGTGGTAACAGATCCACCATACGGCTTAGCCTTCATGGGTAAGCGTTGGGACTACGATGTTCCTGCGGTCGATGTTTGGGCTGAGTGCTTGCGTGTTCTCAAGCCGGGTGGTCATCTGCTGGCGTTCGCTGGAACGAGGACGCAGCACCGGATGGCGGTGCGGATTGAGGACGCGGGGTTTGAGATCCGCGACATGATCGCTTGGGTCTACGGATCGGGGTTCCCGAAGTCGCTGGATGTGAGCAAGGCGATTGATAAGGCGGCGGGGGCAGCGCGGGAGGTGGTGGGTCACTGCAAGCGCACAGGTAAAGAGGCCGGCACTTACGGAGCCATGGCCGGAGACAACTTGATCACCGCCCCCGCCACCCCCGAAGCCAAGCAATGGTCCGGCTGGGGCACTGCCCTAAAGCCCGCGATGGAGCCGATCACCGTTGCCCGTAAGCCGCTTATTGGCACCGTTGCCGCCAACGTGCTGGAGCATGGCACCGGGGCAATCAATGTGGATGGGTGCAGGGTGGGGGCTGAGGACATGAGCGGCCAATGGGACCGCGAATGGAATCAGGACGGGACTTTTGGAAACGGCAAACGCGCAAGCCAAGGTAAACAGTGCGCTCCCGGTCGCTGGCCCGCGAACCTCATCCACGACGGCAGCGAGGATGTAACCGAACTGCTAAGCGATTCCGCCCGGTTCTTCTACTGCGCGAAGGCGAGCAAGCGGGATCGGGATGATGGGCTGGATTCCTTCGCCACACAGATCACCGACGTCCACGCAAAGCACTATTCTCGGCGCATGGATGAGGTGGTTCGAGCAGACGGAAAGCCGCCAGCGATGGGCAAGAATACCCACCCCACGGTCAAGCCCACCGACCTCATGCGCTACCTCTGCCGACTTGTAACCCCACCAAACGGAACCATCCTTGACCCGTTCACGGGATCAGGTTCAACCGGCAAAGCCGCGATGCTGGAGGGCTTCCAGTTCATCGGCATCGAACGGGAGGCGGAATACGTGGAGATTGCCAAGGCTAGAATTGAGGCGGTAAAGAAGTGACAACCAAGAAGCCAACGAAAAAACAATCCCGCCTAGAATGGGTGAAACCTCCCAAGCTAAAGGAAGGCGACACCGAGACTAACGCCCAGGGTGGAAAGCACTCGTTCACGCTGGCAAGGTACGATGCAATTCCACCTGTGGTTCTTAGGCTACTGGCCCAGTGCAACGGATTCGGCTTGCGCAAGTACGGGCTCCACAACTGGAAAAAGATACCGATGGAAGAGCATATCGGGCACGCCATGAATCATCTGGTCGAGTGGTCCGCTGGTGATCGCTCCGAACCTCACCTAGTCAACGCCCTGACCCGTGTTGCGTTCGCCTTGACTCTGGCAGTTGAAGCAGGATTGCAGGCACCAACCTATGACCATCCAGAAGTTTGAACTAGGGCGACTCTACCGAGTTGTCTTCCTCGATCATGCCGAGGGCGACGATGCCTATCAGATCCGCCTAGTAGGTGAACTGGTCGCCAAGGGCAGGAAGACCATTACGCTGGGTTGCTGGCTGATAGATGGTAAGTACGAACCAGACGACCCGAACCAACACGTTTACACGATCCTGAGATCGACGATCCTGAGTGTGGAGGAGCTTATCCCATCGCCCGGTAGTACGTCGCAGGGCGACCTGGACGGGGATCAGCGACAGCGACAGCCTCAATCTCCCGTGCCTCGGAAAGCGCCGAAAGAATCTTCTCCGTGTCAGTTGCCGTCATCCTGAATTTACGCATGATCGACGATCGGCTAACCGGCTGGCGTCGCTTGGTCTCGCTCTTGATGTATGATAGCACCTTCTTCCACCTTGCCGTCTGCCAATCGCTACCGGTAATCTCTGACCTTGCCGCCTTGAGGAACTGCTGGGTGGCGATTCTGACCACATCACAGGCCCACTGAGCCGCTTCGTCATCAATTAGCGGTGATTCGTAGTCCCTGCTGCAAGCGTAGCAGATGGCCAATCTGCGGGCCTTCTCGCTGCTTCTCGCCCATTGCGCCGCTGCCGCTTCGTCGTGTAGGTTGTCCTCCATCAGCCCAGCCATTTCTCGGAAGTAGTGGCGGGCATTTCCAGTCTCTGGGATTACCTTACAGCCAGATGTAAACTCAGTCATGTTGCCATCGTGGTGCTTGACCTGGACCCAGTATTTTGCCTGTTGGATGATCGACTCAGGTGGCGATTGCTGTTCCGTTTCCTGGAGTGGTCCATACTGATGCTCCTGGAAGATTAGTAGGCGAGCACAGAAACCATCCAATAGATTCGACTCATCGAACCCTGCCCACAGCGTACCGGGCGTGGTCGATCCGTGAAGCAGCATACAAGGATCATCAACCTGTTTGTTTAGCTTGGAATCAGAATAGCTCTTCTGCTTCCACGTTCCTCCGTTGATCGACCACAGCTCAAGCATTGCATCCTGAATGGTGTTGAGTGTGGCGGATCCTCCGCTGGTCATCTTGGTTTTCTGAAGGAACTTTCCAAACTCATCCCACACGTAAAGCTTGGTGCTCTTAACCCGCATATCGGAAGCCATCGCGGAATCGCTCGACGGCTTACCTCCCCACAGTTCCTCAGCTCCTGCCGCGGTGAGTACATCCTGGACGACCCGAATTGGTGCCGCCTTCCCCGCACCAGGCGGAGCGACAGCAATCAAGTAAAGATTGGCACGGTTGCCCGATCGATCCCGCCACTTGTTGCCTAGCAGGGTAGCCTGCAATGCGATTGCTGCTGGGAGGGCAAGGATCGCTGATGGCCGAGGGTTCTGCTGCTGGATGAAGTCAACAACCTCGCCCATGAATCCAGGTGGTCGCATCAATCGTGCTGGCCAACCCGCGGTGTGAGCGTCCTTGACGCCTTCGATCAGATCGTTCAATGATGGCTGGATCTCATCGTCACTAGACAGCACCCTAGCAACCGTGACAGCCCGAGATGTGGCTGGCTTGGTTTCCATCGGTGTACCGTTGCGACTGCTGGACTCCACCGCCGATCGGATCTCCACTTCGTCTAGCGGGTTGGGCAGTCCACAGTTCCACTGCCAAACGAGGTGGAAACACTGGTCCACCGTTAGCCGTTCTCCGTAGTGGTCGATCGCGAACAGGTGTCCGGCAAGCTTGAATGCTGCATTGTTGCGACCACCTTCCAAGCTTGGCGGGTAGGCTGCAACGTAAGCTTCTGCACGATCGATAAGCGATCCGCTGGCCGGTTCGGTGGTGACCACCTGAATCTGCTTTGGTCGCTTGACTGGTTGGGATGGTCGTAAGTACTTATCACAAAGCCAGTCGATCGCCTCCTGCCCATCGCCAATCTCCATCCAATCCGCCTCGGATGGATCGACAGGGCGACCCGTCATACACCAAAATCGCGCATGATCGTAGCACTCAAGCCAGGTGCTTAGCTCACACTTTGCCCAGTCCGGCTTGCGTCCCCTGGTAATCAGCTTTAAACCGCTACCAGATGGCGACAATTCAGCGTAGGCAACACCGATGAATCGGTTCAGTATCTCGCTAGCCTCATCGCTCATCACGCCATCCAGCCCGATAACATCGTCCAGATCCACGCCTACATAATGGCCAGCTTCCGGAATAACGAACGCCACCGCCTCTGAGGTCGCCAAATCGTCTATGGTGTGCCACGTCGATCGATCGTTCGACTTGCCGACGAACATCTTTTTCCCGTCTGGTGTGTACCACCAGCGGACCCAGTTCGGTTGGTCCAATAGCTCCTTTGGAATGCTGCCTAGGTTCATTCTGCACCAACCTTAATCAGCCGCTTCTGGTGCTTCTGGATGTGCTTCTTCCGCAAACCCTCGTTGCACTTCTCCCGTGACCGCTGCTCTGGTGACTTCTCCTTTGGTCGCTGATAGCCGGACTGAATCTTCGCCCAAGCCAACTGGTAAGCGTGCTTGAGCTGATCGCAATAGACCTTGCTTTTGTTGTACTGGCCTGATGGCCTGAGCGTCAGCCCAAGGCGACGGTTTAAGCCCTGCTCCACTGACTCGGTGGGGTCACAGAAATGCTGGCGAATGAGCGAGAACACCCGCGTCCGCTCGTTGAATATCGAGGACAACCAGCGTTCCTCAACCAGTCGGATTCCTTTGACGCCTTCCTCCTCGATCAACTGATGTATCAGCCGCTCCGCTTCATCGCTGACCCAGGGCAAACCGATATCGCAAGGGGTGTCCATGCTGGCTTGCTCGGTCGCCATGATGATTGACTTCCGCGACTCGCTAAGCTTCTTTGACTTGCGGATCTTCTCAGCCCTTGCCGCGCCTTCGGTGTAAACATCCTGCCAGCCCATGATCTAGCCTCCTTTTTTCAGCCCAGATAGAAAAATCTCGTGGTCAATCTCTTCCTTCTTCGCCCTGAATTCCTCAAGTGCCCGCTCGTAACTAGCCTCCTCGCCACCTTTGCCAGAAAAGTAGAGCAGCCTCCCTTTGTAAAGCTTCTGCCACCGCTGATCCCTATCCCTCCAAGTCAGTTCTTTTTTTTTAAGTCCACGAAAAACGTCCCTGTCGATGTAAATGGTGTCCTGCAAATCAGCTAGATAGCCCGCCTCGATAATCGCTTTTTGAATGCCGATGTACTGAACGATGTCAGGCCATCGCTTGCCTTTGGTCCACTTTAAAACCAACTGCCGAGGCGATGCAATAGCAAATTCGTCTGCCTTGTGCAATCGATAAGCTGCCCAAACGGAATCGGGAACCGGCACATCTGACCGCTCTTTCCACCATGCCGCCGCTTTCTTCTGCTGCCAGGATCCTTGGGCGTGCTCCAAACAAACGTACTCAGCCACCGCTGCGGCGCCGATCAGCTTGTACGTGACTCTGAGCATCCTCGGTTTATGCTCAGGTGCGTAGACGCTGTAGCTCACGCTCTCCACGTCCACCGTCTCCATTGCATCCTCACCACCTGATAGCACCCGCACTTCCGCAGGCCTGATGTCGTGCTTGATTTCCTTTTCTGGGAACTGGTGATCGCACTGGGTACACTGGGTCGCTGCTGCGTGAACGATCTCTTTGCACTCCGGACAAACTTTGCTGGGTGCCTCGTTACCTTCGCCACGCTGGGTAGTTCGGTAGTCATCGGCAAAGGAATCGATCGGGCCATGAGTGATCAGATTCCCCGCGAAGTCAAGGACTAAGCAGTCCTGCTTCGTGTGATGCGTCCGCAACCCTCGACCAATCATCTGGTAGACAAGCCCCTTCGATTGGCTCGGGCGTAGCATTGCAATGGCATCGATGCAAGGAGCATCAAAGCCAGTGGTAAGAACATCGATGTTTACGAGGTACTTAAACTGCTGCGATGCAAACGCTTCTAGCGTCTCCTCTCGCTCGCTTTTGCTGGTGGTCCCATCAACGTAGGCAACGTTTCCTGGTTCCAGATTCGCGATTGCTTCCACCACCATCCTGGCATGCTTGCGACCACAGCAAAAGACTAGCACCGAATTCCTGCCCGCAGTCCTCGCCACCAGTTCTCGGCAAGCCAGATCGACCTTAGCAGCGTCCTTGCTGGCAGCATCATCGAGCTGCTTTAGGATGTACTCACCGCCAGCCATTTTGACGCCCGATGTGTCGATATGGTTATCGGGATCCTTGCTTATCAGATTGCAAAGATAGCCCTCCTCAATCAGCCGTGTGATAGGTGCCGAGAACGCCACCGTCTGGAGGATCCTATCGGGACCAATGATCGACCCGCTATCCAGTCGCCACGGTGAAGCAGTCAAACCAGCAAAGCGGAAATCAGGGTTCAGCCGTTGCCAGTAACGCAGCATTGACAGCCATTGCCCATCACCATCGGGCGGAATCAAGTGGCATTCATCTGCGATGATAAGATCCCGCCAGCCCAGGTGTAGCAGGCTCTCCTCCTTCGCCGCTGACTGGATCCCGGCAAAAACCACAGGCTGACTACCGCTCTTCTGGTTGAGACTGGCGGACCAGATCCCAACCGGAACATCAGGGCAGATCGCCTGAAATTTCTGCGCGTTCTGCCGAATCAGTTCGGCTCGATGCTGGAACACTGCCACACGGCCACCATTGGCGACCATCCTTTGGGCTAGCATGGCTATGACCAGCGACTTACCAGCCCCCGTTGGAAGGATGATCGCAGGGCTGGTGCTACTGGTCGCGAAGTGCGCAGCGATCGCCTCGACTGCCTCAGTCTGATACCATCTTGGCTGCATGATCGATCACCCAGCGATAAAGATTTTGCGACGGATCACGCTATACTGCTCAACGGAATCACCGTGCAGATCGTCCGAAATCTCTCGCCACTCCTGATCGAACCCATCCCAGAGCTGATCGCCTGCTTTTAGGCTGTCACCTTCGACCAGCAATCTCCAGACGATCGCCCCTTCCTCATCGACCCCCATCAATTTCCGGTTTTGCTCATCCTCAAACTGAAGCACCTCGATCATCTGGTCGAGTGCATCGATCCTCGCCTCCGCTGCCTCCTGCCTGCCTGCCGCTAGTTCCAAATGAAGCTTCGCAAATTGCTTCCTCAGTGTCGCCAACAAGTCCGATGGTGTTTCGCCGCTCATCCCAATTCCTCCCTTAATCGTTCGATCGCCTGTGTATAAATCTGCCCAACACGCTGCCGAGAAATCCCAAGCTGATCGGCCACCTGTTTCACGGTGTACCCGTGCTGTACCCGCAGTTGGACAATCAGCCAGGATCGCTCATCCAGCACTTCTGCCGCTGTCAGTTCCGCTACTGACTGGCCCATCTCTACCGCCTCACGTTCAACCGATGGCCCTTGGTGGGCTCTTTCCGATTGCCCTAGCTCACGCATGACGCGGAGCCTGGCGAACTTTCTCGGCTGACCAGATACCAACTGCAACGCCAGCATCTGGTAGACCTCATATTTGGGCGTTCGGAAGCGAGACGCTAACCAGCCTGCGGTAGTATCGAGCCACTTGAGCGTCTCATCTTCCATGACTGCCTCCGATCAGAATCCCTTGGGTGGTTGCACCTGGCCAGGTCGCCAAACCTGCGGACCCGATGGAGGTGCCGCTGGTCGCTGCTGTGGTGGTGGCGTCGGTGCCGTTGGCCTGGCAGCTGGTGCCTTCATTGCTCCGCCCTTTTGTGGCGGTGCTTGCGAGTCAACAGACCACCAGACCTTGATGTTGGTGTAGGTCTTGCCGTTCTTCCCGGTAGACGCCACCAGCCGAACGAAGCACTGACCACCCAGGAACTGCTGATCGTCAGTAGGTCGCATCAGCCCAATCGCGCGGCAGACGTTCTGGAGCGTCGCCATGCCGATCTCAACCCGCGATGCGTCTGGATGGTACAGCGAATGATTGCTCCGCACCGTCCGCCCGTTAAATGGGCTTTGGTCGATGATGGTGTACTCAAGCTTGAGCGTGCTGGTACCTTCCATCTGGTTATCATCGCGTTCGGCGCTGGTGATTTCTACGAAGTAGTCTCCATCGGGGATCGGTGTGTAGCTCCGCTCCTCTGGCACTTCATCCCAATTGATCCATAGCTCAGCCATTCTTCGTCACCTCCTGATGTTGTGGTAGATACTTCGCATACTCGCTGTAGCTCAAAGGAATCTCTTCTGGGATCCCCTTCAGCCTGTTGCCCGCCATCGCTGACGGCTTCGGAGTGGTCCTCAGGATCCGTCCGCCTGCGCGAACAGCCTTTGCGACCTCTCGCCCCATTTTTCCTTCCTCCTTCTTGACCGCGACTTTCTCGCAGGCGAAGAAGATTTCATCGCACCATTCCCGCAAGTGCTTGACAACCAAGTTAGCCAGCTTAGGTTGCCAGCGATCGTAGCTTGCGGTGTCTGGATCCTCGAACCTCACCGGCTCAGCGTGGGCGATCAGAAACACGCCCATTCCACGCTCAGCAATCAGTGCGTCTAGCTCCCTGGTTAGCCGGTTGAACCAACCTTGAGCCATCGTGTAGCCGCGCCCGTGGCCCATATCGATCAGGCTGGAGACGCTAGCCTCATGGCAGATGCGTTCATGGACAAGCTTCTCGAACCAGTCCACGGAATCGATAGCGAGGTTCTGGAACTGGTGCTCGCCGGTTCGCAACTGTGCGATCTGGTCAAACACCTGTTCGGGATCGGTGCACAGCCCAAAGGTAACAGCATCGATGTTGGCTAGCCCGTCCTCCGTCTGGATGAAGACAACGCTAGGAGCCTCGCTGCAAAACGTTGACTTCCCGATTTTGCCCACGCCGTAAAGGAATGTTCGGCGCGGCTTGATGACGCGGGTTGAGTAGAGCTCCATTACTTCCCCTCCTCGATCTTGATGCGGGCGTACGTGCACGAGTACGACTGAGCGCCTGTCTTGCCCCTAACAATAAAACGGCTGTAAATGTCCTCTGGCAAAACTGCGAGAAGTTCGTATGTAAACCATTGCTGCTCCGAATCGCTGACCTCAACCATTTTGCCAGCGTCCTCCGCCGTTGGTTCACGGTATTTGGGATCTGGGACATTCGAGACAATCACTGGCAGCGAATTGCCTTCTACCATGTCGTTTGTTGCTGTGTACGTCATAGAGTTTACAGAGACAAACTTTTCTCTGCGCCTAACACGCTTCCAAAGCAAAGAGTTATTTTGCCCGATGTCCTTAGCCATCTCATCCGGCACCGCCATCTCCACAACGCTGTAGCCGTCCGGAACCCAACTTTTTTCACTCATCAAATCACCTCCACTTTCTGCCCATAAACCAACGAAATCGGCCACTCAAACTCATCTTCACGCAGTCGCAACTGCTTGTATTGGTCCAATGCCTGGATCACCTCTTCCCGTGCTGCCAGTAGGGTTGAATCCATCACCCTGTAAAGCTGCGAGCGAAACGGCATTTCCTTTTCAATGGCGAGCACAAAGACTGACCACTCATGACCGGTACCCAACGCCCGAACCATCTCACGGTAAAACGCAAGCTGTCTAGCATAGCCGAATTTGCCGAAGCGATAGACGAATGTGTCAAGCTCCGCATCGGTTTTAACGTCTACAAAGTAGCCTGCCATAACATTGAGCCAGTCCAGCCTACTCTGGCAGTCAACGCCGAAGATGTCGCCTCGGATGGTCTGCTCTGGCTGCCCATTGTCAAGCATCTCGATTCCAGCAGTCTCCTTCGTCGCCTCCGCCATCTGCTGTATCCGGCTGAATTCCTCGCCAGTAATCAGTTCTTGCCCCGGCATGACGTTATCAGCCATCCACTCCTGAAACGCTTTGGTATCGCGACCGTAGGGCTTGAGAGTCTTTTCGTTAATTGGTCCCTCCGATACCACATACCGATGATGGAACTCCGCCTCACCTTCCAGGAACCAGCAATGAAACGCACGCCCAAAAGCGTACGCGCTGGAGTCCTTATCTTGGATCATCCCCTTGGCCATCAACTGGAACTCCAGCGGGCTCCGCCTGAACCGCTCCAGGCTGTGACTGCCCATGTACTTTCTTCTTGCAGCATCGTACTCCGCAGACGTCACTGCTTCTAATCTCGTGCCCATAAATCATCACCTCCTCAACCGTGCCCTCTAACCGTTGCCCTGACAGCCTGACAGTCAAGCCATCAACCTCCGCCTGTTTCGCCTCGATCACTTCCAGCAGATGGTGAATGATCGTTGCTGCTTCGCCACTGGTGCCCGTCCAGCAATTCGCTGGCCCGAATCGATCCGCCCACTGGCGTGCCCGTTGTAATAGATCGTCGCTCATGGCAAATACTCCTCGACCAGCCCACTGGCAAGCATGATGTCCGACAGCCACTTTTGGCGACCACTGAACCAAACATCGCCAAGGTATCGCCCGTACTTGTCACGTTTGGTCTTTCGGGACCAAAGATAACAACTCCCGACAATCGGGAACTGATTCTCCAGCAAATCTTTTGCCTCATACCACCCCGGTTGTCCGCGCTCAGGAGCGTTACACCGCAACAGGCGAAACCTTTCCTTTTTCCAAATCCCAAAACCGAGGTCCATGACAGCGTCAAATGTGTCACCATCAACCGCAGTGAGTGAGTGCGCTTTGAAAACCCACGCCATCTTGCCTAGGTCGTCCGGCTGCCTTAGCCGCTGCTCGACCAGTTCCCGCTGCGTCAAAATCGAGTCCATTTCAACCTCCAATATCCAATGACCACGCACCGAACCATGCAGTTATCCCACACCAAGCCGCCAGCAGTGCACCAGTCGCCGCTGTTGGGCTGTCATCGAGCATCGCAGCAAACGACTGGACGATACCGACCACCATTGCGATCAGCAGGATCACCACCGCAGCGAGGCCGCAGATGCAGGCGATACACAGGGCACCACCTTCAACCGGCTCTCCGTTCGCTGGCTCGGGCTGGTCAAGCAGGATGGCTTGTGCCTCGGGTGAGAGTTCGACCGTGTCGCTCATTGAGTAGTAGGTGGCTCGATCCTTTTCGCAGGACCACTCACCTGGAGGCCACGGCCTTGAACGTGGCGCACCGTAGCCGTATACCATTTCCGCGAACCAGGCCGCCCGATCTGCCTCACGGTCGCCCATGCAGACGAAACCATCCTTTACGCCAGGTGCATCGATCCGCCATACGCCATCACGCAGGGTGATTTGTGCGATCGTCTTTTTGCTCATGGTCTATGCTCCGTGGAAGTCAGGTTGTGCTGCTCGGGAAACACGTTGCTTGATTACCGGCTCACCAGCAGCCAGCCCAATCATCGCCTCGAGGTAGTCAGCCGAAGCCAGCCAGTGCCCCTTGGCGACTTTGTAGACGATCGTTTTTGACCACCCAGTAGCTTCAGCGATCATGGGGCCAGTGTAGCGATCCGCGAACAGGTCGCCGGTTAGCTCCATCGCTGCTTGCTGCATATCGGCTTCCGCCTTGCGGTAGGCTTTTAGGGTGTCGATGTAGGTTTTCAGTTTGGTTTTGTTCATGGGTGCCTCAGGAAAAATCGTACTCAATGGTCTCACGGTGCAACATTACAGAGCGATCCCAAATCTGGACATGAGATGCAGGCCAGGGGCCGATTGTCTGATCGATAGCGTCCTTGATTGCTTTTCTGATGACAACGGCCATCTGTTCGACATCAGCGGTTCCATCTGCGATCATTGGCCGAATGTACCCAAGCTGTACGTCAAATCGCATTGTGATCTCAGGGAAAACCTTTTCACTGTGGAAATCAATAGGAATGCTGTTTAGGCAGACAATGCCATGCTTATCCGTAAACTGATCCATCCTTTTGTTTGAGCCGTCAACGTGACACCTTTCATCTGGCAGTAGTTGATCCAAATCGTATTTCATCCCACACCTCCAAAAAGTTACATTCCCAAAACCCAATTCACCCGGCGGGAGTTGAACCGGCAACTTTCGAGCGATCGCCCGACTGTGTTTCCTGGATACACCACGGCGGGAGCCGACTACTCAACAGTCGGTGGCTTTGGCTTGTCGCCCCACCACGGATTCCATTCTGACGGCTTGCCATCGATGAAAACATCCTCGCCTGTCACCCATTCGGCCAGTCGCTCGCCGGGCTGGAAAAAGCCTTCAACGGTACCCAGCACACCCACCACGCCCCAGAAAATCAACCACGCCTCGATGATGCCGATACCGAGTCGATTTCTCTTGTCACGTCGCACAATCAATCTCCTTGTTGAAAACCACAAAACCAAAACCAATGGATCGGGCAGGAATCGAACCTGCGTCTTCTTTCGCCGGAGGTAATTAATCTCCGCAGGAAAGACGCGTCTCCGGCCAACTGCTGCGCAACAGTCGACACGCCACGCCGCCGATCCAGTCTCCGTCAAATGTTCTTGCCGTGTCGTTCCTGCGTTCCCTTCTCACCAAACGCAACTGGATGGTAGTCCCATCCACTTTCGCAGTCGCCCTCAATAACGCCCATCAGCGAATCGGTCCACCACACTTCGATCTTACCTTCAATGCCAAGATCAGCGTGATTCGTAGACTCTGGCCACGCTTCAAGAAAAGCCAGCAGTTCGCCAATGGCCTTCAGTTCTTCGGCATTGTGCTGGAACCGGCAAGATTTTTGAATATCAAGTTTCAGTTCCCATTCATCATGCAACTTCTTGACGCAATCTAGGCACCATCCAGTATCGCTGTGGTCGCAGTTCTGCAAGTGTGGCATTGTCATAAATCACCCGATAACAAAAAAATGCACCGGAGTTGCCGTCCGGCTCGGCTACCACAAACTCTATGAATCAGGTCGGGCGGGATTCGAACCCGCCTCAGCTCTGTATAACGACTGTTCCACGGACCTAACTTGTGGTCTTAGCTTCGTGTAGTTGTTCAATGATTTCCTTGACTTCATCCGCAAGACGCTTGTGAATGCCAAGACCGCTACCGTTGTATGTGAACACATGCGATGCGTACCTTTTCCGTAACCATCCTTCAAACTCATCGATTGCGTTTTTGCCCTCGATCAAGCCGCACAACCGGTCGATGCGTTTCCTGTCGTCGTCTGCTAGTGCAATTTCAATTTGTGTACTTGCCATTTACTGCCTCTCTTCTGGTGCGCCGCAATGAATGCAGCATTCGTCGCCTTTCGAATCGAAACCCAATATCCGGCGAATCGCCACGATAGCTTCCGCCTCATCACCAACCACAACTGTAGCGTAAAACTCTAGCCACGGACTGATCGAGTCGCCCGGATGGATCACCAGCACGCGGCCACCGGCCATCACCTTTTCCGCTATCTCCATCGCCGTTCCCCATGACGGCTTCCAGCAATTCGCTAGAAGTAGATCGCAGTCAAACACCCGATCTAAATCACCCTCGACGATTTCCTGCTCGTTTCCTCGCTCGGCGCCCCGGTAGTCGCGGTCCATCGGATCGTCAAACGCAACCTCACCGGCCAACGCCGCTTTGATCCGCTCGCGCCAGCCCTTCGCCTCCTCATCCGTACAACGGTTGATCGGTCCCGCTAGATAGACGCGTTTCATGATAGCTCCCCTAGTTGCTCGATAGTCGGCGCGCCGTTGCCGATACCGTCGTCACTCGCCACCCTCCACGGCTGGCGGCTTGGGAAGTGGCATCCAGTGGGTAGGCTCTACTGGCGACCCATCCGACGAAACCCAACAACCGCCAAACCACGCCAAAGAAAACCGTGGACCATCCGACAACACCAAGCACCACTCAGACCCCGCCGGATGCTCTTTACTGGCGACTCTCCATCGCATCTCCGCCACTTCCTTCCTCAGCCGCTCGATTTCCTCCGCCTGTTCCCTGATCGTCACATCTGCCACGACCAACTCGGCCAGTAGATCAGACTTGTCGCTCATCACTCACCCACCTTCCGCACTAATCCCGCGAACGCCCAATCGGTCCAAGGATAATAAGGCACCGCCTCCACCCTGTACGTACCACGCACGCCAGTCATCCGCAAAGCCGACTTGCCAAGCTCCCTCGCTCGCTGCTCGGTGTCCGCTCGGACAAACGAATCGCCAAGGTTGATGTTTCGATTCTTGCCGGTGTACGCTCGCACCCGCCACATCTGCCAGCCACCCATCACTCACCCCCCGCAAACTGAACCGCCAAGATCAAAACGAAAACCGCCACGATGCCGACTAGATCGGCTAGGTTCAAATCACTCGCCATCTGTCACCTCAACTTGGCTGGGGCTTGTGGTCAATTGCTGCCATGATCGCCTGGCCGATGGTGTCGCCGTGATGAGTGGATCCATCTTTATCGATCCTTGCTATCCAAAAAAATATCCCACGGTACAGATCCCAACCGTTCTTGCCGTACCGCTCATCCAGCGTAGCGGCCATCTCGTCGACGTCACTCGCCATCGCTTCCTCTTCGCTTTCTGGCATTGGATCAGCTCCGTAAATATCATCTAGCCTGATGTTCAGCCTAGCCGCCGCTCCACGGCTTTTGACTCGCAAAGAATTGATTCGCTGCAACTTAGCCCACCTACCGAAGGTCATCTGTCACCTCCACGCTCATCGCTAGCTCCTTTCAACCCTTCAAAAAAACCGTTCAGTTCCATCAGGTCGGGCGGGATTCGAACCCGCGTTTCACAGCGTCACGCCATAGTTGTCCTGGACCACTAGACGACCGACCCGCCAACATCAAGAAAACCCGCAGTAAACGCCAACCGTGAAGAACCGGCTAGCTACATCCATCCCCAGCCTTTCCTCAGTCAGGCTCCTTGCCGCATGGTAGGCATCCTGGCACGCCAGACCAGCCTTGCAAATCGCCTTGTACTGCTTGCTGCGGATAGGGAAAACCTTCATTGCGTTTTCCCATGCCTCAATAGCAGATTGAAGCTGCTTTCCTAGCATCTCTCCAAACTGCTTTGCAGTGGCTTCATCGAAATCATTCATCCCAAGTTGTCCTTTCTAAAATCCGAGGTTACGCCTACTCCACAGTCGGCGGCTTAACGTCGCCAGGAGGAGGGCCAAACGTACCCGATGGATTCACCCACCAGGGACCACGCTCAGCCGCCTTGCCTGTCTTTCCGATGTCCCAGCCTGTCGCCCACTCCGCCGTCCGTTCGAACACGTTGAAATTAAACTCCAAGCAGAACACCAACAGGCACGCTTCAATGATTCCCATAATCAATCTCCAAAGTAAAACCACGTTACCAAAACCAAGCACCCGGCAGGCGTCGAATCCTGCGTCTCTGGATCGCTCCAGCGTGTTCGCTACACCACGGGCACCGTCCGAAAGGAGTCTCGAAGGCTGGCTATGCTTTTTGTCCGCCTAATCCAGCGAAGCGGAGCCCTACCGAAGCGTCAAGTAACAACCGCCTCGGCAACAGGTAGTCAATTAGCAGATGGCACCTTATGCCACTGCTGAACCCAGTCAATCGCGCCGTAAACGATGTCGTTTACCTGCTGCGACTCAGCCACCGTCAGATCAGCCGCAGGCCTCAGGATCCCGCCACAGATGCGACCTGGCAGCCCGTTCCAGTTGTGACAGCTTGTCACAGCCATCACAGGCTGGTAGCCAGCGTCGTACAGGTGATCGTAAATGCGATCCATCAGATCGCCAACCGCCTGGTGTTTCTCGTCAGGCTTGACGCCAGACCAGTCAATCGCGCTGAACACCAGAAACCATTCGTCACTGCCACAAATTCGGATGATTTTTTTGTCGCTCATTGCCCTACCTCCAAAGTAAGTTTCAACCGTCAATCGGTTCGCCGTTTTGAATCATCTTCTTCAGGCTGCTTAGCCTGGCCGTAGTGTCTCGGGTGGTGGTGATGGGTACCAGGTGAGTCCTGATGCCCTCCGAATCATCAACCCAAACAACATACAGGTGTGGCTTACGTCCCTGCGACTGCAGCTTGCAGGCTAGCTCAGCAGCCTCCTTGGCAGCTGCTCCGCTGTATGCCATCGCAAGGTGCCGCTCTAAGCCGATTTGAAACCGGACGTCGATCTTTTTCGTTGTGCTGGTCATCATCCCGACTCCTCGTTAGTGTAAATCAACCTGCCATCTCGACCAACTTCGACCACTCAAACCCGCAAGCCTGCAACACCTGCTGGCTCACAGCTTCGCAATCCTGCCGATCAATCATCGTCTGGCAGCCACTGTTCTGAATGTCCATGCCGAGCGGGTTGTCAGTCGCTTCGACCGCGAACAGCTTCACGCCACGGTTCAGGCGAGGGCTGTTGATGTAGATGCGAACCTGGCCAGTGGTGGGATGTGTCCAAGTGCCCAACTTGACGTTGCCTGCGATCATTTCCGAGACTCCAAAAAAAGTTTGCTGCTGTCAGTCGCACCGTTGCGACCACATGAGCAGTATCGGCAAAACTTCCCGCCGTGTCCAGCCCAGTTGGAAGATTTTGGAAAAAATTTTTGGCGATATGGGAAATCGCAAGGGAACCAAAGGAAACCAACGTTTGCCAAAGTGCAGTACTGGTTGGACACTTGGTATTTGAGCAGGATTGCCACTTGTGGGGGTGGTCAATGTTGCGAAACGATCATGCGAAAACCGGATCGCACATTCGCAAGAACCACTCGAAACAGGCCCGAGTTATTGCGCAGCCGACTATTGCTTCATACATATTAACTCCTCTCATAAAACCCAATAAAAATAAGGATAATAATATATATTATGTAATTAATATGAATGTTCCATAGGAGTGTCTTTCCTTCCGGTTTTGGGGTCTTTTGGGGTGTCTTTCTCTTTTTAGTGCGCAAAATTCGCTATAATTGCCCGCACCACCAGCAAGGAGGGGGATCGAGATGGGCAAGGAATACCGGCTACCGTGGCCGCCGAGCGTGAATCACTACTGGCATCAACGAGGCAGCCGAAGATTCCTATCGGCCAGGGCCAGGGACTACAAACAGGCAGTCGCCGCTGTGGTCACCGAAGCGGGCAGGGAGGCCATAGGGCCCAAGGATCGCGTCTCTGTGTCGATCGTGCTGAGACCACCGGATCGCAGACGCAGGGACATTGACAACACGGCCAAAGCGATCCTGGACGCCCTGGCTGGGGCGGGGGTGTACGACGATGATTGCCAGATCGATCGGCTGTTGATCGAGCGTGATCGCATGACCGAGGATGGGATCGCCATCGTTAACGTGTGGAAGATTAGCCAAACTGATGCAGGCGTCTCAAAATGAGAAAAATTCGTCTCAAAATGAGAATTTTGGTGTCTCAGTCTAAGATCGAGACTTTCGGGTCCTTCCCTGCAACTTGCGTGCCAT